TTGCTCTTGTGAATTCTGGTAAGTTATTTAAACTCAATGGTATTATCGCAACAGGCCCACTTGCGTGTGATCTAATACTTTCAGCAAGTACATGATATGCCGCTGGTTCGCCATAGTCATAACCTATAAAGATGTTTATCATAGTTTACCATCTTCTCTCATTTTGGCTCTAATATCAGTAGCGGAAATCTTTTGTACATTTTCAGGTAAAACTATTTCTTCTATCTTATAACCAACTCCTCTGCCGTAGCATATATTAGTTATATTTGGTACTAGTGTTATCTTAAATCTGTTTTTATAAGATACTAATGCTTCTTCTATATTTTTTTCGACAGTTATAAAATCAAATGGATTGTCCCCTATACCTTGTACATCTCTCACTTGAATATTAACTTGGCCTGTTTTTTTAATTATTTCTTCAAATAGTGTTTGATGTCCTTCGTGCCATGGCTGCCATCTGCCAAGCATTTGTGCTGTTGGTTTTCTATTATCCCAAACATAAGGTTGTATCTCGTCAGCTATTTTAATTGCCCATAACTCCGCATTTTGTGTAGGCACTCTAAAGTTATATTCTTCAGGTGGTACAAACATTTTATTTGTATCTTCAAATCGCCCTTCTTTAATAGTGTCTACCCATATTGTATAGTCAGCATTAAAGTCTTCTCTTGTTTTAGGAGTAGGACATACAAAATCAGCAATAACATTTCTACCTTGATCAATTGCTGTTTGAGCAAGAGTTTTCATTCTCTTTGCTTGTCTTTGTCTCCCCTCTGGACTAAAGTCCCAATCGTTTGCTTCTTCTCTAACTTTATCAGCGTTTAACCATACTGCTTTTAATTTTGTTGTAAGTTTATCTGATAGATATGATTTGCCGGAACCCGGTAAACCCATTACTAGTATTTTCATATTCTTGCCTCTGGACTACGACCGATTATTTTTCTTCGTCCTTTGGTGTGGTCGTAGATTTCACCTAGAACTGATCTTGCTTGGACATGACCACCTTTATCATCACCAATATTATTATTCTTTACTTTTAATTCACTCTCAAAAACTTTTCTCACATAATCCCAAACATAACTATCATGGTATTCGCTTAAACTATATATCTCATTAAAATCATACATCTTTTTCATGTAACGAGCATAGTTTCTTGTTTGATCGTGTTTCATATTAAAATATAAAAAGCCACACTCACTATAATTACTACCACGACCAAGATATGACATCATACAATCGTCTTTATGAATATGTTTTTTAATCCAATCTACATCTATTGACTTATAGAATACACTATCGGCGTCAATACAAATTAAACCATCTATATCACTTGAAGCATTTTCTATTGCATGTGTATAAGCATAAACTTTATATGAAAATCTTACACCATCATCTACATATGATGTTACTTTTCTATTCTTATTTCTGTCTATGAATTTTTTGAGATTAGGTATATTATCAAACATATCATCATCTTCATTATAAACAATTAAATCAAATGGCCAATTATATGTGGATTGAAATCTATGAGCGTATTGTTTAAATAATGTATTGTTCCAACTAGTGATTGTTTGTATTTTCATAACCAACTTTTGCTATATAATAACTATCAACAATATCTGATATAGGATTACCTACTTTTTGTGTATCAAATACTTTCTTTAAGTCTGTGTTTGTTTCTTTAGAAAAGAATTCATACATCATATCTTTATCTGCATTACCTTTTCCAGTTGCACCTTTCTTTACTACACTAGGAACAACAGTGTCATAATTTATCATCATCTGTTGTAATCTATACTTTAGAATACCACAGTTCTCAGCAATTTGAAATATTGCTTGACCCTTTGATCCAAAAGAGTATCCTTCTATGAAAACTAATTGTTCAGTATGTATAGTATCTTCAATTAGTTCATATACCCAATCAGATATTTGACTAAATCGTCTAATAGGTGTGTCGTATTCTTTGTGTTCAAATCCAGTAATATTTGCTGACATTGCGCCAATATACTTTTTCTTATTGGTCAAGTAATAAAACTTACTGTTCTTAAATACGAAATCTGTTGTGATACAAATAGCAGGACTTGTTAAACTATAATCAATTCCAATTATCGTCTTCGGATTCGTTTGTCCAGATTGTTTCGTCTTCATCATTATTCTGTACTTCCTCTACTTCATGTCCACAAAATGGACAAGTTAATGGCTCAAGGTCTTGTACCTTAATATCCCATTGTATAGAGTATTTAGTCTCGCAACTAGAACAGGTCTTTTCTCGTTTTTCTATCATATTATAATTTAAATTTTTTAAATTGATCTTTTGTAACGTCTTGTTTTATTCCACCAATAACATAACTCTCTATTTCAGTTTCTTGTGGAGCATTCTGTGTACCTCTACTATTCAACCAATGATCTGTCCATGGTAATGGATTTGATTTGGTATCATAAGCAGGAGTTAACCCAATAGCTTTCATTCTTCTATTGGCTGTGTACTCTACAAATTGATGTAATAATTTTTCGGATAACCCTATCAAAGAACCTTTTGAAAATAGATAAGTTGCCCATCTTTTTTCTTCTCCTACTGCGTCATCATACATTTGGTATACTTCTTTTTCAGTATCTTTAATCACTTTGTCCATAACCTTATCTCTTTCAATGTCTCTATAATTGTTTATTATTCTTTGTGATACTGCTAAGTGTTGACTTTCGTCTCTTGCGATAAATGAAATAATCTTTGCTGATCCTTCTAACAATTTAAGTTCACCAAAAGCAAAACTACAAGCAAACGATACATAAAATCTTAAACCCTCTAGTATGTTTACTGTAATCAAAGCTTTCCATAATTTTTTCTTTAGTTCATACTCATCAACTTTACTCTTATCTAAATGCCATTTGTGACCTGCAAGTATTAGATCATCATAAAATTGTGTTACAGACTGTGCTCTCTTTTCAATCTTCTCATCTTTTATAATAGTATCAAATACATCACTAGGATTAGAATACAAGTTCTTTATGATGTATGTATAACTTCTACTATGGATTGTTTCCATAAAGTCCCAAGTTACAATACAGCCTTCTAGTTCTGGTAAAGAACAAAATGGTAAGAATGCTAAACATGGACCACGACCTTGAACACTATCCAACATTGTTTGATACTTTAAGTTAGAAGTGAATATATCTTTTTGTTCTGGTCTCAACTCTTGGTAATCGTTTCTATCTTTTTGTAAAGAAACTTCTTCTGGTCTCCAAAAGTAACCAAGTTGTTGTTGAGTTAATTTATCAAATATAGGATACTTCATAGTGTCATATCTTTGAACAGCCAAGTCGTCTCCAAAGAACATTGGTTGTTTTAAAAAATCGACATCTTTACTTTTGTTGAATACTGATCTAGCCATAGCGTTCTATTTATACTTTCTTAAATTGTACAAGAATCACAGTTCTCTGGATCCTCATCATTGTTGATTGACTCTTCTGGTACATTATCTGTGAAACCAATTGGGTGTGCTGGTTCGTCAATATCTTTCTTAGCGTCATATGTATTTTGATAGTAAGAAGTCTTCCAACCCAATCTATATGTCGTTAATAAGTCTTGTGCCATTACTGACAATGGTACTTGGTTTTCTTCAAAGTGATCTGGATTGTATGACCAGTTACCACTTATCGCTTGATCAAAATACTTTTGCATTACTGCTACTACATTGATATAACCTTCGTTTGATTTCATATCCCATAGTAAAGTATAGTTTGATTTTAGTTTTTTGTAATCTGGTACCACTTGTTTCAATGGACCTTTTTTACTTTTCTTAATACTTAAATAATCTCTAGGTGGTTCAATACCGTTAGTAGCATTTGATACCACACTAGAAGATTCTGATGGCATTTGAGCAGAGAGTGTGCTATGTCTTAATCCGTGCTCTTTAATTTCTTTCCTTAGAAACTCCCAATCATAAGTTAGATTTCTGGTCACGACCTCGTCTACCTCTTTCTTGTAAGTGTCTATTGGTAAGATACCATCAGAATACTTTGTTCTATTAAAGAATTCACATTGACCTTTTTCTTTAGCCAATTCATTACTTGCCTTTAATAGATAATATTGAAATGCTTCTGTCAGTTTATCAACTTGACGCCAGCCTAATTTTTGTTCGTAAGAATAACCTTTCTTTGCTAGATAGTGAGCAAGACCAATGTAACCTATACCTAAACTTCTTCTAGCCTTTGTAGATATTTCTGCTGCTCTTACAGGATACTTTTGATGATCTATTATCTCGTCTAAACTTCTTACTGCTAGATCGCATAGTTCTTCTAGTTCGTCTCTCTTGTCAATCTTACCAACGTTGATAGCTGATAGAATACATAAAGCAATCTCTCCTTCGCCATCTATGTGTTGGATTGGATCAGTTGGAAGTGTGATCTCTTGGCATAAGTTTGACATTCTAATTATATCTTTAAATGATGAGTGCGAATTACAATGATCTATATTCATAATATAAATTCTACCTGTCTCTGCTCTCTCTTTTAGTATGTCAAAAAATAATTGTTGTGCGCTTATCTTCTTTCTCTTAACACTAATTTTTCTTTCTGCTTTTATATACAGATCGTCAAACTCTGGTGTTCCCCAAGCTTCATATAGTTCAGGCACTTCATGTGGTGAGAATAAAGTTATTTCTTCTTCGTTGATAAATCTTTCATAGAATAGTTTTGATAATTGTATAGAGTAATCTAATTTTCTAACTCTGTTATCTTCACTACCTTTGTTATTTTTTAATACGATTATATCTTCTATCTCTTGGTGCCAAACTGGGAAGTGAACAGTAGCAGAACCGCCTCTAACTCCGTTTTGAGTGCAGCACTTAACTGTTGCTTCAAACTTTTTAAGGAAAGGAATAACGCCGGTGTGTTGTACTTCACCTCCTCGTATCCTCGCATTGATACCTCGTATTCTACCAGCATTAATACCAATGCCCGCCCTTTGCGCAACGTACCTTCCAATAGCCATATCGCTAGAAAAGATACTAGGTAGAGTGTCATCAGTATCAACCAAGACACAACTAGCATACTGTTTGAGAGGTGTTCTAACACCTGCCATAACCGGAGTTGGAATATTAATTTTGAATTGTGAAATTGCGTCATAGTATTTTTTAACATAAGTCATTCTCTTTTCTTTTGGATAATCAGCAAACATAGTAGCACTAATCATCATGTACATAAATTGTGGTGTTTCAAATACTTCGCCATTACTTCTATCTTGTACTAGGTATTTGTCAATCACTTGTCTTAACCCAGCATATGTGAAAGTATAATCTCTTTCGTGGGTAATCCAGTTTTCCATTCTATCAAAATCTTTTCTTTGATACTTTTCTAATATAGCGTGATCATAAACTTTTATTTCTACAGCTTTAGTAACATGGTCAAACAAATGTGGGTGGTCCCAAAGTCTTCCAAAGCATTGTTTTCTTAAACTGTAAAGTAATAATCTTGCCGCAACATATTGATAGTTTGGATTATCTAATGAAATTAAATCTGCTGCTGATTTTATAAGGATTTGTTGGATATCATCAGTAGTAATGCCATCGGTAAATTGTAAACCAGATTTCATCTCAACCTGAGATGATGATACGCCAGTTATACCTTCGCATGCATAATCAACCATTTCATGTATCTTCTCAATGTTTAATGGTTCTTTGCCACGACTACCACGTTTCACTACGTTTATATTTTCCACTCGTATCCTCCTATATTTTTTTGAATTCGTTTAATTTAGTTAATGCTGAAAGTTTTGAATAAGTGTTTCTATTTAGAATATCACAAACTTCGGTCTTTGTCAACCCTGCTACTATCATATCGTTAATGTCTTTATGTCGCATATCTTCTGGCCACACGACCAAGTTGTAATCTTTCTCAACTACATCATACATACGTTTTACAATTTCTTTGTTTCTTGGTTCGTTGTCAAATATA